ACTAAATTAACCATTTAGCTTTTAAATTTGATCATGATTTATGTCATTTTGTTTGTTGTTGCAGCGGTTTGTACTATCGGTATTTTGGCTTTGGTATCATGTGGAATTGGTTTATGGTTGTATCGCAGTTATCCTTCCTGGTTTGTATTCCGTTATGCCACGATCCCCTCTATTGTTTATCGTGGTTTTGATACTTTGGTTAACCCTGTTCCTGAAACTGCCAGAATGGCTCGATTACAAATTAAGAATGCGCTTGTCTCGGACAATCAAGATCTCGCTCAAGTTTGGAGAGGCTACGAGGTTCTTAATACTACCCTTCATGGTCTTAGTGATTTTGGTTCTCAACCCGTCCGTCCAAATATCACTTCTTGTTATGAGGATGATTATGTGGATTATCGCTATAGTTGCTATGATAATAGCTATACCCATTACCTTCGTGTATTGTATTCGCGTTTTACTGTCCTTATCATTCCGCGTATTTTTGGAGTCGTTCTATGTCGCTTGCGGCTTGAAAGATTGGTAGGTGATATTGTTAATTTATTGATGGGATTACTTGGAAATGATGGAGAACATGATGTCAATGTACGTATTCATCGACCAACTGTTCAGCATTCATTGTTAATCTTGTCTAATTATCTTGACACCTCCTTTAAAAACTTTCGTATGCACATGAGTCATAGACCCTGCCCTGCGGAAAGAAGTTTTTTCTTTTGCCAGGAAGTTATTCCGAAAATACTTTTGCACTTGAAATCAAGAATTGAGTATCAAGTTGATAATCAGAACTTATTGCCTACTGCATCGGTCATAGTTCTAGAATTCTTGTATCGATTTAATCATCCCCTGCCATGTATGCACCCAGAGAATAGCTTTGTAACAGATGATTGTGTGTTTTTCCGGTCATTGTTAATCGAAAAGTTAGAGGATCTAGAAGAAAATCATTATAGTCAGATATTGCATTTACTGGCTCCTTATTTGGTTAAAAGGATGGATTTTTGTTCTGCCACCGCAGGTTCCGTGTGCGTAGACTCTTTGTCTACGGCACTGATGCATTAGACACTTTGGGTTTAGGTACTAAGTGGAGATCGAAGTTGAAGACACGTGTTCCAATTGACAGTGCCCTAGTCTTCAATGAGAGCTTTAACGATCTCCAACCTTACGGCGTTAATTTAGGTCCTACTTGCTTCACGACTCCTGTTGCGGTCAAAGTGAATCGAGAAAACATTCAAGTCGCCGTAGCTACTCGTCTAATACCTGATATCCCTCTGGCAGATCTTGCCATCTTTCGTCTATTAGCTGCTTTTGTGAGAAGCTACTTCTCCTATGCAGTTGACAAAGATGGATTATTGATTTATAGACCTTTACCTCTGTTAGAACTCGATGATGATTATATTGAAACTTGGTTGCTTAAATGTGATCATTATAATGAGAATAGGAAGAATCAGTTGCGTGCCAGTTGGCACACAATTTGTGATTCCTCTTTCGTTTTAGATGAGAAACATTTTGCATCCAAAATCTTTATAAAAAGAGAGTTCTACGAGAAATATAATTGTGCTAGATGTATTGTTTCTCGCAGCGACGTTTTCAAGGTCGTTGTGGGTTACTGCATCTCTCAGATAGAGGAGAGAGTCTACAAGGATAGACATTTTGTTAAAGGAATCGATCCTCGAAGATTGCCTTCAAGATTAAAGAAACTCGAGAAATTTGATTTCTTTTGTGAAACGGATTATAGTAAGTTTGAATCTTCATTTTCCTTGCCATATCAAGAAGCTTGTGAGATTCAACTCTGGCGTCATATGCTGGTCAATAATCCTTTTTTATTAAATGTCATCCTTCGATCTTATTATCAAATTCGTGGCGGAAAACAAGTTCAACGCACTCATTTTTGTCGTAATCAGCGTTTCACTCTGAAACTATCTGGATCTAGGTTATCTGGGGAAATGTGGACTTCTCTTGGTAATGGTTTTTCTAATCTCATGAATTTGCTATTTTTGGCACGACAAAATAAAGTGCATTTGAAGTGTTTTGTAGAAGGTGATGACGGACTTTTTGGTTGTGATTCCATGAAATTACAGCCCTCTATGTTCCGACAGTTAGGTTTTAACATAAAAATGATTTATGGTAATGATTTATCTCATACAGCGTTTTGCGGTAACATTTTTCATCCTGAAACTGAAAATGTACTTGTATGCCCTGAAAACATACCCCGTTTGTTTTGGTCTTGTTCTGCTCAATATATTTGTCGTAGAACTGATGTTCTCGAAAAATTATTGAGAGCCAAGGCCATGTCCATGTATTGTATTGGGAAAAAGACCCCCATCGTGTCTTTTTTAGCTTGGAGAATCATCAAAACCATAGGTTTTGGTGAGATGCTCTTTGATCCCAATAGAAGATGGTGGACGAGAAGACTAATTGATATTATTAAAACCGAAAAATTCACCTTACCCACTATTTCATTACTGGATCGCGAACTTTATGCTTCAAAGTTTGGGATACCTATTTCTGATCAGTTGAGGTTAGAGCAGTTTATCTTGTCTCAAGATACTTTGGATTTTGAAATCCCCTATGAATTTGGGGATTGTGCTAATGTTGGCAGTGCTTACTAAGGCGGGCTGCAGACCGCCGTTGTTAAATTAACCGATTTAACAACAATAGTATGTCGAATCTATCAAAGTCCCAAAAGAAAAGACTCAGACAACAGCGAAAACAGTTGTATCCTACTCTAACTGCTAAACAAGGTCAGGGATGGACCAGAAATGAATTAAATCCTTTCATGCCCATGAGTTACAAAAACTCACGAGGTGTGCGAGGTATGAGAAACTACGTGAAACAGCCTTGGCTTAATGGACAACGTGATCTATACCAGAATGGTCTATATTACAATTCAGTTAATCAACCTTCAATGAGAAGAAATCGTCGCCGTGATCAAGTAAGTATTAATGCTCCTGTCAGTATGGGTATTTCTTCTATTAATGAACTGCGTAGTTTGAATGGTGGCTGGACTCATGTTTGTCTCTCAGTGGATTCTAAATTAGAAGTGACTCAAACCTGGGTTGTGCCTTTAACGCCTATTTTCTTATGTGAACGATTATCGTTGCTTGCTAAATTGCATGGATCTTGGACTTATCGAAATGCTCTTATTCGTTGGACGCCTATGTGTTCGACGGCTCAAGATGGAATGTTGAAAATAGGTGTTAGCAATCAATGTAATGGTTTTGGCTCTAGTCAAAATGGTTTTATTTACTCTAAGGTTTCTAATATGGATTCTGTTAATGGCTCAGTCTGGAGCCCAATACAATGTCCTATACCCAATCCTAAGAATAGAAGCTTTCCGTGTTTACCTCGTGAACCTGATGATATTCCTTTCACTGGTATGGTTGTCACTAATTCAGCGAGTGATTTGATTGCTTTAGGTGAAGTTAGTGTTGAAATGGATATTAAATTTATGGAACCTGAAATTAATGTTCAATACACGTTTTCACGTACTTATGAAGAATGTGAGAGTTCTAATGCAGGATTTAAAATCACGTCTGCTAATCCTGGTTTTCAGGCCTCCAAGTCTTGTGCTATTTGTACCTGGTCTATGGTTACTGATATTGATGTTGGAGAAATCATGCATTTACCTTCTACGACTGGGTTGAATGTCGTTACTTTAGCTCCGTTCCAGTATAATACTGAAGATGCTAATTATGCTAATCCTGCTGACACTGGATCTTTTTCTGTGTTTGCCATCACAACTGAATAAGCGATTGATTATGGACATGAATCTATACCAGATGACTCGCTCCTAGTTACGGGTGGTTTCCGTCGAGCCTCATGAATCTGGGTAGAGTAGTGTCGATACTTCAAGCGTTCTTTAACTGATGACATTCATTGATCTTGCATCCTGATTGCGTTTGATAATATTCTTTAACCGGTCTCTGTTTAGTTCACACCTGAGGGTGCTCTTCTAGGCTTTAATCTTTGGATGATGCTTGTAAGAGAAGAAACGTCTTGCGTGTTCGGTTAGAATGCGAAGTGCGTGCGGTTTCTAGTGTAATCATTAGTTAATCACATGCGGGTTCTTTGTGGTGACAACATTGAACTACTAAAGGGGTGAAGGATATTCACC